GCGATATTCCTTTGCAACGATCTCGTCCCAGATGGCTACATCATCGCCCAGAATCGAATAAGCACGAAAGGTGCTAATTGATCCTGTTCTATGTGCAGCGAACTGTACTAATAAGTGGTGTGTAATCGCGAAGGAGGCCCATGAGCTGTATAAGCCCATCGGTTGTCCAACTTTGTAACAGAACTTATTGTCTCCGCTCTGGAATTCACAGTTGCGCATAATATAGTCCCACGTTTGTCCCATCTTATCATTAAGGAAACTTAATGTATCAGATTGGATTAATAGTGGGAATCTATCTGTTGCAGCTGTAAGGTCGAATGACCATACTCCTTTCTTAGAGCTACTGTCGCGAACGCGATCAGCAGCCTTGGTTTGGTTGTATGTTCCGTCAACTTCTCCAATTGATGATAAAAGCTTGTATAAAGCTTTATGCACTAATTGAAGACCAGATTGGATCCAATAGTTTCCAATAGCAATTAGTCGTGATTTATCACCCTTATCTGCAATGAAAGCAACTCTTCCTAATGGTGTCTCTTTTGAGATTCCATTATCAAGAAGGTCCTTGTTATTAGTGAAGTGCTGTTGATTGTAATCTAAGATTTTATAGAATTCGTCTCTTTTGGAGAATAATTCAAAGAAATCCCCGATTTTCTCTCTAAACACTTCGTTGATACAAAGACTTTGTTTTCCTGCAGTAGCGCAGGTTGGTCCTTTCGGTCCAGCCTTTGTTGAGTACGATAAGCCCACAAATTTTGTTGTAGCTTGCATCTTCTGCCTAATTTGTTCGAATTCGGCCTTTAAGCGTTGAGGGAACTCTCCAACGTTTAAGAAATCAAGGTATTCATCTCTAATTTGATTTGAATACGCATCTGAACCCTTACTAGGGCTTAAGATTGTGCCTAAATCGCGTAATGGTTCAACTTGTAGACTTTCGTATGTTCTTAGTAAACTAAGGGCAAAACGGACTTCTACAATGTTATCACTACGTAAAACTCTTTTGAATGGTTTTAGTGTGGTTGCGATATTATCGCGGTCACGTTTAAGCCAAACTTTTGTTAGAGGCTTTACTTCTAGCTTACACGCATAGCGCGTAAGTTCGTTGTAGTGTGCTTTCATTAGTCCAATAGCAGTTCTTTTACCGTAATTATTTTCATAGTTACAGTAGATCGATTTTACGCATTCAGCTAACGGGGGAAGTGATTCAAGACCACCAGTTACTAAATGGCCTGTTGATAGAATTCTATCAACTGCTTTATTTAGTCTCTTGGTACCTTTATTCACCTTTCTTCCTCCTATTAAGGATTTGTACTTTGCTGGATGGTGTTCTGCCATCGTTCGCTTTGTACCATATATTTTTGGGAAACCATATATATGATGGTGCGCTTTCGGATCCGGTTAAGGATCTTGCCTTGTTGACCAGAGGGGTATCTGGAATTCTTTACTATAGTAGGACAAGTGGTCAAACACTGACTGAACTAGCCAGGGATTCCGATACACCCAAAGGGGTTGAATTTGGATATATTGGAAAGAGGGTGCGGGACCCTAATTCGCCGACCTATAGCAGTTACAGGCACTGATGAAGTGCCTG